ATGGATACAAATAATAACAATGCAAACATAGCGCTTATTACAGTCAATGTTGCTTCAGGATTGACACAATACAGACCTTATACAGTGCGTTGCGAAGGTGACACTACTGCCTATTTCGGATTTAGTGCGGAGTTGTAAAATGAAACTAATTGAAACTTATGAAGTAACCCAATCAACAGGTGATATTGTTGAGTGGGTCAAAATTGAACGAGGAACAGACGAGTTCACTTGGATGCCCAAAGCAGAATACGACAAGCAACAAGCGGAACAATCCACACCGATTGCCACCGATGAGTCAGCTACTAAGTCAAAATAACTGGGTCGCGTCTAAAGACGCCGCCGAAATTGGCATAGTGAGTGTTCCCATCGAGGGGACAAAGCTCAAGGTTCGATGTGCGAAAGCCGTTGCGCCATTGGTCGCTGGATTCTGTAAAGAGTTTAACGATCTGATTGAGCCCATCGACGGTGGTGCATTGGATGACTGGGGTTATTGCTTTCGGATGGTTCGTGGGGCCACGGACAAGCTGAGCAATCATTCATCCGGCACCGCCATCGACCTCAATGCCACCAAGCACCCTCTTGGAAAGAAGGGGACATTCCCAATCGAGAAAGTGCCGATGTTGAGAGCTTTGGCCAAGAAGTACGGCATGATGTGGGGTGGAGATTTCCGTCATCGTTCTGATGAAATGCACTTTGAAATCTCTATAACTCCAGCGAAAGCCGCTGAACTTATCGAAAGGCTAGGATTATGAGCGAATTCAAAGCATTAGCAGCCTCTTGGGCTAGGTCTTTCATGGCCTCTTGTCTCACCGTTTATTTGGCCGGGATTACAGACCCAAAGGCCATCGGGATGGCAGGTCTGGCATCCGTTGCACCCGTTATTCTCCGCTGGCTTAACCCTAACGACGCGACCTTCGGCCGGAAATGACCGATGCAATCACGGCGGTCGGATTAATCGCAGCGAGTACGATTTCTGGCATTGCTGCCCTTTATGCAGCTCGTTCAGAAAAGAACTCGAGACCCGTCTCTAACGGCTTTGCCGAGGGGATTAGAGCCGACGTCAGAGAAATCCGAACGCTGATGATTGAGCATATTAAAGACCACCCTTAACCGTTCGACACGCCGACACTTAGGCGGGAATCTTGATTATGTCAGCCCAAGGTGTCACTCTCTGATTCGGGAGCCGGTAGTCGGTTCCCAGAATCGGGAGCAAAATGACAACAAGCGAAATCGGACTCTTTGTCCTTATGGCGATTGCCTGCATTTTATGGGCCATCGTGAGTTACTCGGTCGGATACAAAGAAGGCCACAAAGACGGCTATCAACGCGGCAGAGCAGTTACACGCCACGCCTCATCTAGGGTCGTGGCCTAATGGCGTTCTTGGATAACTACGAAGATGTAGCTGCAAGGATTCGACGCTTTTGGGATACACATCCCACCGGTCGGATTGAGAATCAGATCGTGGATTTTAACCCGGAAAAGGGTTACATATTCGTCGAGTGCCGGGTCTATCGTGAATACGAAGATTTAACACCATCGGCCATCGATTACGCCTTTGGAAATGTGGCAACTTACAACGTGCAAATGAAGCGGTTCTTTGTCGAAGATACTGTCACTTCCGCAATCGGCCGCGCTATCGGGCTTTTGCTAGGTACGCCTGAAAGGCCTACGCGTCAGGACATGGAGAAAGTCGAACACGTCGAAGCTAAAGTCGTCGCCTCCACTATCGATGACCATGACCCTTGGGCTACTAGCCAGCCCGTCAAATCAACCCTTAACGAGATTGCCAGCCAACTTGGCGGTGAGCTTGTAGCTGCTGCCCCGGAGTGCGTTCACGGCCATCGAATTTGGCGCGAAGGAACGTCTGCCAAGACCGGAAAAGCGTGGGCAAATTATTCATGCACAGAAAAAAGCAAGGCCACACAATGCCAGCCTCTTTGGTATGTGTTCACATCACGAGGAACTTGGGAGCCACAGGTATGAGCGAATTCGTAGAGATAATCAACCCTAGGACGATGACTTGTAAATTGATGCGTGAAGGCGTCATTGTTGCCGAATACAAAGTCGAGCAATGCGACAAATGCTCGATGATCGTGCAACTCGATGCGCAGGGCTTTCAAAAGAGCGACCCAATAGAGAACATCATCTGGTTCTGTAAAGGGTGCCGATGATTCGAGTCAATATCTCACGCGATGATGAATTCACGGCCGGGTCTGTGGCCTTTCGTCGAGCGATGGAGAACTCGAATAAGGTAGATAAATCGTTTCAGCAGCTAGATTTGCATGAGGGGATTGCACGAGATGCACACTCTATCGGGGCCGAGATAGCCGTAGCGCAATACTTCGGAATCAAAGACTTCGAGCCCACGTGCGGAACTTTCAAAGAACAGGCCGATGTGGCTTCGTTCATCGAAGTCAAGCATACGAAGTGGCGCGATGGTCATCTCATCGTCAAGGAATCCGACCGTAACTCCGACATCGCCGTATTGGTAGTCGGTACATCACCGCAGTATTACATCGCTGGATGGATACCGGTAGCCGTGGCCAAGAAGCCACGATTCAAGCACGACAAATCTAATTCGTGGTGGGTCAGTCAAATCAACTTACAACCCATCGAGACCCTACAAAGGAGCCAGTATGGCGCAGCTAGACTTTGAATGCCGAAAGTGTAAGAAGATAACTCGTCAGATAGTTCAAGGAAAGATTACGGATAACTTGCCCCCTGGAGTCGAAGTAATCCAATGCACCAAATGCGAGCTGCTAACCGTGGCCAGCGTTGGAACAGATCATCGTGAATAGCGACCGCCTAGACCTCGACTTCGGTCATGACGACATCGACCACGGGACATCGGATGATTACTACACACCGCCGACAATCTTTACATCTCTCGGCCTCAGCTACGACATGGACGTATCTGCACCACCTAAAGGAGTTCCGTGGATTCCGGCAAAGCGGTTCTTGAGTGTTATTGATGACGGACTGGCGACACCTTGGGAAGGCCGGGTTTGGTGCAATCCACCTTACTCAGACGTAACTCCTTGGGCTAACAAGTTCATCGCTCACGGCAACGGCGTCGCTTTGGTGCAGGTCTCTAAAGCTCGATGGTTCGATACGTTATGGATAAAGGGAGACGGCTTCCTGATACTCCCATCCAATCTCAAGTTTATGACTCCCAACGGTGAGACTAAAGGAATCTTCATGCCTTGCGTACTCGTTGGCATGGGAGAAGAAAACGTCGAAGCCATGAAAAATAGCGGATTGGGTCACGTGAGATGACAAATACTTATGCACAGGAGTTATCCACAGGCAACAATAAACGGTGGATGACACGCAGGAGCCCCGTACAAGTTATGCACATACTTGCGATGTATTTGACTTCGTCGGTACGATGCTATCGCTTGAAGCGAGTCGCTGAGGCGAATCACTCGCTAGAGCGGACGCATCTAACGCCACTCCTATGCCTATTAGCAGGCTTGCTTTCAATAACGGCAATTACACCAGCCCAAGCGATAACTCAAACAGATCACCTCAAGCTATATGCACACTCTCGGATTATTGATTACAAACAATTCCAATGTCTGAACGCGTTGATTACTAAGGAGTCATCTTGGTCAGTCTCAGCTCGTAACGGGTCACACTTTGGACTTGGACAAATGAAGAATGAGCGGTATAGAAGGCTCGATGGATACTCCCAGATTGACTGGACTATTCGCTATATTAAGAATCGTTATGGTTCGATGTGCAACGCATACCGGCACTTCTTAGCGAAGGGATACCACTGATGTCTAACTCGTGGAAGGGTGGTAGTGGTAAAGGGTGGAGAGCGATACGAGAGAGGATACTCAAGCGCGATGGCTACGCCTGCCAGCAATGTGGTGAGACCGAAGGCCAACTCCACATCGACCACATCATTCCAAAGCGTCTGATGGGCAAAGAAGGCGATGTTGATTCCAATCTGCGAACTCTGTGCAGAACTTGTAATTTAAAGAAGGGTGGTCGCTTTTTTAGCACACCTGTAACAC